CGTCAAGGCCGTACTCGTCGCGGTAGTTATGCTGCTTTCTTGGATATTTCACATCCTGACATTCTAATGTTCCTTGAGATGCGTAAGCCGACAGGCGACCAAAACATGCGTTGCTTGAACTTACACCACGGTGTCAATATCCCAGATAGTTTCATGGAGATCATAGAACGATGTATGATCGATGAATCAGTTGATGATACATGGGAATTAAAAGACCCACATTCAGGTATCGTGACAGAAAAGGTATCTGCTAAAGAGTTATGGCAAAAACTATTAGAACTTCGTATGCAAACTGGAGAACCATACCTCCATTTCATTGATGAGTCTAACCGTAAGTTACCACAATGGTTAAAAGATAAAGGTTTAAAAGTACATCAGTCTAACCTTTGTTCTGAGATCATTTTACCTACTAATGAAAAACGTACAGCAGTATGCTGTCTATCTAGTTTAAACTTGGAGTACTATGATGATTGGAAAGACGATAAACTTTTTCTCAAAGACGTTGCAGAAATGTTGGATAATGTGTTACAACATTTTATTGACAATGCTCCTTCTAGTATCAAGCGCGCTCGTTATTCTGCTTCTCGTGAGCGGAGCATTGGGATTGGTGCTCTTGGCTGGCATGCTTTGCTTCAGCGAAAAAATACTCCCTGGGAAAGTGCAATGGCGACCGGACTTAATAAACAAATCTTCGCTCATATTAGATCAAGCCTTGACAAAGCCAATAAGCAATTGGGTAAAGAACGAGGAGAAGCACCAGACGCAGAGGGAACTGGCAATAGATTTTCTCACCTCATGGCTATTGCTCCCAACGCTTCTAGTTCTATCCTTATGGGCAATACTTCACCTTCTATAGAACCATTTAGAGCGAATGCTTATAGGCAAGATACTTTATCAGGATCTCATCTACATAAGAACCAATACTTAGATAAGATCATTAAAGAAAAAGCAAGAGATAAATATGATGAAGTTTGGTCATCTATCATAGCAAACGATGGTTCAGTTCAACACTTAGATATACTAGATGATTGGACTAAAGATGTATTCAAGACGTCTATGGAGATTGATCAACGTTGGGTAGTACAACATGCAGCAGATCGACAAGAGTTTATAGATCAAGCACAATCATTAAACGTATTCTTTAGACCTGATGCACACATCAAATACATCCATGCTGTGCACTTCCAAGCATGGAAACAAAAACTCAAGACTATGTATTATTGTAGGTCAGATAAGATCGCTAAGGCAGATAAAGTCGCTAAGAAAATCGAACGAGAAGTTATCGCAGAGATCGACTTAAAAGCAATGACTGACGGTGATGTTTGTTTAGCCTGTGAGGGTTAGTATGGATTTAGAAGATCTAAAAAGAAAATTAAGTTTAGCTGGTAGACATATCTTTATGAAGATAAATCATAATGCTGCTGAACTTAAAAAGAAGTATACTGATCCTAATGTTTATGTCATGGTTAACGGTAAGAAGATGAAGATCAGAGATATAACAGTCAACGAATGTAACATTCACTTAGAAACGGAAGAATAATGAAACAGATATTAACAGTAATACTATTAGCATTTGCATCGATAGTATCAGCAAACCCTATAGATGATAAGTGTCCTCAACATGTATGGCAAGGTGCACCAAAATTAAAAGATGGAAATAATCAATACTTATGTCGTGTTGGTTATGCGGTGAATTATAACTACAATACTAAGGTTGCTTACTATGCAGTAGAACATATAGTACCAGCAAACTTAGTAAAGAACGCTCCACGTAAGGACGACTTTAGAGAAGATCCAGAAGTACCAGCTCAGCATAGACAAACACTTGCCGACTACACTGGTATGGGTTATGATCGCGGTCATGTCGCTCCAGCAGCTGATATGACATTTAACGCTCAAGCAATGTCTGAATCTTTCTATCTAACTAACATGATGCCTCAAGTGCCTGGTAATAATCGTGGTATCTGGAAATACCTTGAAGAGAACGTCAGATACTGGGCACAAGTTAAAGGTGAAGTATATGTTATCACTGGCGCCTTATTTGAAGGTGAAGTAAAGATGATGAATAAAGTTGCTATTCCGTCTCATGTATATAAGATCGTGATCGATCCTAAATCTGGTAAACAAATAGCATACCTATTCACTAACGAGAAGCTTGACCCAAAACTTATAGATAACTATGCAGTATCAGTCGCATCCATTGAACAAAGAACTGGCATTAACTTCTCACCCGCATTAACAAATAACTCTGCAGAAAAAGCAGTGTTAAAACTAAAAGACTTCTAAGATGACACATAAACTAAACGACACGAGAGAGTATTTCAAGCCATTCAATTATCCATGGGCATACGAAGCATGGTTGAAACATGAACAAGCCCACTGGTTGCATACAGAAGTTCCTATGGCAGAAGACGTAAAAGATTGGAAAAAGAAACTAACAGCAGAAGAGAAACTATTTCTTACAAACATATTTAGGTTCTTTACGCAAGGTGACATCGACGTTGCTGGTGGTTATGTTAAGAACTACCTACCATACTTCCCTCAACCAGAAGTAAGAATGATGCTCATGGGTTTTGCAGCGCGCGAAGCATTACACATTGCGGCTTATAGCCACCTCATTGAAACGTTAGGTATGCCTGAATCTACTTACAATGAGTTCTTAGAATATCAGGAGATGAAGGATAAACACGATTATGTTACGCAACTCAGCTCGAAGAATGGTGACCTTAGCTCAACTGCAACACACATCGCCGTATTCAGTGCTTTTACGGAGGGCATGCAGCTTTTTAGTTCTTTTATCATGCTGCTTAATTTTCCTCGTCATGGTCTAATGAAAGGCATGGGTCAGATCGTTACATGGTCAATCGTAGATGAAACCATGCACGCTGAGAACATGATCAAGTTATTCAAGACATTTATCAAAGAAAACAACGAGATCTGGAATGATGACCTTAAAGGTCGTATATATACTATAGCTGAGAAGATGGTTGAGCTTGAAGATAAGTTCATTGACCTATCATTCTCAGGTACTCATATGAGAGAATTAGAACCCGAAGGTGTTAAACAATACATTCGTTATATCGCTGATAGACGTTTGATATCACTAGGTCTTAAAGGTATTTTTAAAGTTAAAAAGAACCCACTACCATGGGTAGAAGAGATGATCAATGCTCCAGTTCATGGTAACTTCTTTGAGAACCGTGTTACTGACTATGCAAAAGGTGCACTTAAAGGTTCTTGGGAAGATGTATGGGGAGGAGCTCAATAATGGCAACAAAGTATTTTCACTGTGAGAACTGTGAATCAACAGGTAAAGTAACTGTTAAGACTAACGATGTCACAGTTGAAGATATTGTATATTGTCCTGTATGCGGCGCTGACATCTTCGAAGAAGACGAAGACGAAGAATGACATGGTACTATAAAGGTGAACCTGTAGAAGAGATAGATGAGAAATATACAGGGTTCGTTTACTTAATAACAAACTTAGCTACCGATAAGAAGTATATTGGTAAGAAGTTAACTAAGTTTTCTAAGACTAACATTAAGACTGTTAAGCTTAAGAATGGTACTAAGAAAAAGAAAAAGATTAGAAGTAAAGTAGATTCAGACTGGAAGACATATTGGTCTTCATCAAAAGAAGTAATCGAAGACGTAAAGACATTAGGAGAAGATAAGTTTAAACGGGAAATCCTAATGTTTTGTCTGTCAAAAGGGACAGCCTCATACTTTGAGGCCAAGTTCCAAATGCAAAATGAAGTACTTGAGCATCCTGATAAGTGGTATAATGGGATCGTTAATTGTCGTGTACATAGGAGCCATATAAAATATGAAGATTAGATTAGCATTTTTAACAATAACTTTAATATCAGTAGTTGCTGCGTATTTTTCTTATGCATCATATATCCAAACAAAAAACTATGAAAATTATTTAGTCGAGTTTGATAAGCGACTAACGTATGCTAATAGCAGGTATGATAACATGCAAGAAGAAGATCGTAAACTAAATGCTAGTATCGACAGTCTTACTAATAAGATCGATCTACTTAACGAAAAGATAAGAATTCAAGATGCTCTTATCGCAGAGACAAGAGCTAAAACAAAAAGGAAGTAATCATGAAGAGAGTATTGATCACCGGTGGTGCTGGATTCATAGCACATCATGTAATAGAATATATTTTAAAGACAACCGATTGGAATATAGTTACATTAGATAGGTTAGATTTTTCTGGCAACCTTAATAGATTATCTGAAGTAGTTCCTAATAATGGTCGAGTTATAACTGTGTTTCATGATCTTAAAGCAGAATTAAATCCACAAATTGTAAAGGCTATAGGTGATATCGATATCATCTTACATCTTGCAGCAGGTTCTCATGTAGATAGATCTATTGAATTCCCTATGGAGTTTGTAATGGATAATGTTGTAGGTACATGTAATATCTTAAACTACGCAAGATCATTACCAAACTTAGAACGATTTATTTATTTTTCAACAGATGAGGTATTTGGCCCAGCACCACAAGGTATTAATTATGGAGAATACGATCGTTATAATTCATCCAACCCATATTCAGCATCTAAAGCAGGTGGCGAAGAGCTTGCTGTAGCATTTGCTAATACATATAAATTACCTTTATATATTACTCATACTATGAACGTGTTTGGAGAGAGACAGCATCCTGAAAAATATATTCCAGTATGTATTAAGAGGATAAGAGATGCTGAAAAGATAATCATACATTCAGATCCTACTAAGACCATTCCTGGAAGTAGATATTATATCCATGCATCAGAGGTAGCATCTGCATTAATGTTTATTCTTAATTTAAAAGATCAATGTAATGGTTCAAAATACAATATTGTAGGCAAAGAGGAAATAAATAATCTACAATTGGCTCAAATGATAGCTGATGCTCAAGGTAAAGAACTTATCTATGAATTATCAGACTTTCACTCAGCGCGTCCAGGTCATGATTTGAGATATGCTTTATCTGGTGAATATATGAGAAAACTTGGATGGGAACCTCAAATTTCACTAAAGGATCGTATATCTGAGGTCGTACAATGGACTTTAGTAAACGATAGATGGCTATGAACGATAAAGTAATGACCAGCATCATGTTAGTTTCTGCTCTGTCGCTATCTGCGATAGCTGCATTCTATTCTATTGCTGGGTTAACTGCAATCTTTGCAGCAGCCGTAATACCAATCATCGTTATGGGTGGCATATTAGAAGTATCTAAGTTAGTCGTGGCATCATGGTTATATAGAAACTGGCTTGAAGTACCCAAGATGTTTAAGATATACTTTACAGCTGCTGTTATCATCTTAATGATCATCACCTCTATGGGTATCTTTGGGTTCTTATCTAAAGCTCACTTAGATCAAGCAGTTCCAGCTGGGGACGTGTCAGCACAAGTAACCATATTTGATGAGAAGATCAAGACACAACGAGATAATATCGAAGCTGCTCGTAAAGCACTAGCTCAGATGGATGCGCAGTTAGATCAAAAGTTAAGTAGATCTACAGATGAACAAGGTGCAGATAAAGCTATACAGATTAGACGTTCACAATCATCAGAACGTAAGAAGTTACAGAACGAAATATCAACAGCTCAATCAACTATCGTTAAGTTACAGGCAGAACGTGCGCCTATAGCATCTCAGGCTCGTAAGATCGAGGCTGAGGTTGGTCCTATTAAGTACATTGCGGCTTTAATCTATGGTGATACATTAGACCAGAACATGCTGGAAAAGGCTGTACGTTGGGTCATCATCATGATCGTGTTAGTCTTTGATCCATTGGCTGTACTCATGTTAGTTGCTGTCAACTGGTCTCTAAAAAAAAGACACCCTGAAGTAGAACCAGAAGAACTTCCTGAGGATATATCCCAGTGGATAAATTATCCTATTGATATAAAGAAACCAAAAAGAAAACCGCGTAAACGCAAGTGGCTTGAAAAAGAACCAGATCCTACACCTCTACCAGAAGCAGCAGACTGGCCAGAAGACCCTAATGAATATGTCTCCCCAGCAAAGACTATTGAGCAGGAAGTAGATGAGCTCAATAAGCCTTTGAATTCATTAGAAAGATTGAAGCAAAAGTACGGCGAACCTAATATATAATCTTTATAAATAGTACATGGGTGATATTTTTAAATTAATAGCTGACGTAGGGTTTCCAATAGCTGGAGCATGCGCGGCAGGATATTTTGTCTTTTTAACAGTTAAGTTTATCCTTGATGGTGTAACCGGATCTGTAAGAGGTATGTCTAATATCATTAAAGCTTTGGATAGACGTGTTGCAGCTATGAACCATGACGTTATTCGTATTGATACAAAAGTAAGTCATGCTTTAGGCATACCGCCAGATCTAGACAGAATTGCAAGAGCTGAACAGTCAGACGCTAGGAGAGACTAGTGGAAGATATTGCTGATTTAGTAAGCAAGTATGGGTTTCCCATTGTAGCAGCAGGCGGATTAGGGTATTTCGTCTACTATATTTGGAAATGGGTAACTGAAGAAATTGACCCTGTTATAGGTGAATCTAATAAAGTTTTAATTGAACTGATCGACCGTATTCGTATGTTAGATAACGACTTGATCAGACTCAATCAAAAAGTGAATGTCATTTTATCTTTAAGAGAGAAGGAACAGAATGATGCTCACGACAAGGATACTAGGTCTTAGTATTTTATCATTAGGTTTAGCGCAAGCTCAACCACTCCCTGACTTTACATTCAAAAGCCCTTCCTTCAATGGCAATGGCTATTCTGCACATATATTGACTATTGAGAACCAAGAACACAATCGTAGAGATGCTATCAAGAAAGAGATTGAAGCAGCTCTTGATAAAGCAAAGAACGACGCAAACAATACGAATATATCTAAGTTCCTTAATAACCTAGAATCTCGTATCTATGCACAGATTTCACAGAACGTAGCGACTGCTATGTTTGCAGAAGGTGGAAGCAATTCTGGTACATTAAACTTTGAAGGTAATATCATCAACTGGACAAAGAGTTCAACTGAGATTACCCTTAACGTTACTGACTATGTAGGTAGCAGTACATCTGTATCAATACCATTAGGATCATTTCAGTTCTAATGAAACATTTATTAATAATACTATCGCTTCTAGTTTTAACTGGTTGCGCAGGTTCTACTGTAATTAGGGATGTAGATAAACCTCTAGTCTCTAAAAACTTGATGCAAAAAGAATTCGACATGCTTCCTGGCCCACACGGCAAGAAGATATCGGTTGCTGTATATAGTTTTGCAGATAAGACTGGTCAGAGAAAGCCATCTGCAACAATGGCACAACTATCTACAGCAGTTACTCAAGGCGCTGATGCATTCCTTATCAAGGCATTACAAGATGTAGGTAAGGGTCAGTGGTTTGAAGTTGTCGAACGAGTTGGCTTGGATAGTCTAACTAAAGAGCGTCAGCTGATTCGCCAAATGCGCGAAGCTTACGAGGGTGACAAAGCCAAGCCTCTTTCTCCTATGATGTTTGCAGGTATCATATTAGAAGGTGGTATCGTAGGTTATGATTCATCGACAAGGTCTGGTGGATCTGCGATGAGGATGTTGGGTATTGGCCCACAAACACAGTATTCTGAGGATATAGTAACTATCAGCTTAAGAGCTGTTAGTGTGAATTCAGGAAAAGTTTTAGTATCAGTGACAGTGCAGAAGACGGTTTATTCTGCCGCTGATAGCTTAGCGATGTTGAAGTTCGTTAAGAATGGAACACAAGCATTTGAATTGGAGACGGGATTAACTATCAACGAGCCAGGTACATTAGCTGTTAAAGCTGCTGTTGAGGCTGCAGTTGTTGAGCTTATTAAAGAGGGAGAGAAGAAAGGGGTATGGGATTTCTCATATCCGTATATCGCTCCTGAAAATAAAATAGAGGAGACAAAATAGATGAACAACTATTTAAAATTAATGGTTGCGATGATATTTTCGGCAGCTGTATTCGCAGCAGACAATAGTATCTACATTGACCAATCAGGTGATAATTCTACGATTGATATCACTCAGACTGGAGCAGGCAACGTTATTCGTGGTATTCAAGGAGTTGGTACTGGTAATACAACACCAGCAAAGATCTATGGCAATAATGCTGCTATAGATATTCAACAAATTGGTTCTACTAATACGTTAAACTTAGGTGTGAATACAACTACTGCAACTGGTAGAGCTTATGGTATTGACTTGACTTACTATGTAACTGGTAATTCTGGTACTGCTACTATTAATAGTAATAACTCTGGTACAGGTACTTCTGGATCTAACTTTATTGACGTAAGACAAACAGGTAACTCTGCGAGTATTAACTTAAATATCTTAGGTTCTAAGAACGACTTTACTGCTGTAACATCAGGCGGTTCAAGCAATAGTATCGTAGCAACTATTACTGGTGACGAGACAGTTAATAACATATCAATGACAGGTGGCGGTAGCAATTCACTTACACAAACTACATCAAGTAATAAAGCAACAAATAATATTACTACAGTTGGTGCAAGTAACGGTATCGTATTGACACAGTCTGGTACAGCTGGAACTAATGGCCATGCATTTACACTTAACTTAACAGGTTCAAGTAATGCATTGAATATAACACAAGCAGGTACTATTGATACCACAGTGAACTTACTTAGCAATGGTAGTGGTAACACATGGAATATCATAACTGGAAATTAATAGTTCTACTCTTATTCTCAGCAAACTTGTTTGCTGCGATAGGAACTATTACTGAACAAAGTAATACCGCTCCTAGCATAACGCGAAAGAGCGGTACACTTTCAGGCTCAAAAGGTACAGGCGTTGAGATGTCTGATACCATCAAAACAACTCAAGGTAAAGTAGGTATTACCTTTGAAGATAAAACAAAAGTAGACATCACAGAAAACTCGAAGTTAGTCATAGATGAGTTTGTCTATGACCCCAATTCTAAAAAAGGCGGCAAACTAGCCGTTAACATTGCATTAGGTACAGCACGATATGCTTCTGGTCAAATTGCGAAGAACAACCCGCAAGCTGTGGCGATTAATACTCCTACGGCTACTGTCGCTGTCCGTGGTACAGACTTTACTGCTACTGTTGATGAGTTAGGTAGGTCGACATTCATCTTACTACCATCTTGTCCTAAAGGATGGATTGATGTAGAAAAAGATTGTGTAACTGGTAAGATCGAAGTCATCACAGACGAAGGTAAAGTCCTATTAGATAAAGCATTTCAAGCCACACGAGTTGATTCAAAAGAAACTAAACCATTCAAACCAGTCATAGTTAATCTTACAGAAGATATGATTAATAACCTATTAGTGTTATCTCCTCCTAAGGAACTAAGAGAGACTGATAAAGATAGACAAAAGAATAGAGAATCTGCAAAGGGAGCTCTTGATGTTGACTTCCTTGCAGAGAATAGACTAGTAGATATATTAGTAAAAGAAGAGAAAGAGATGTATCAAGATAAGTTAAGCAGAAACTTATTAGATAACGATTTCCTTGCAAACGTATTAGACATCATCAATGCACAACTCGCGGCACAATTAGATCTACTTGGTAAGACAAAGAGTGGATTACTGCCAGATTATGTGCCAACCTCAGGTGTAGTAGTTGAAGTTGACGACTTATCTGTAACTCTATGTCGTGAAGCTGGAGGAGACATACAGTGTATTACTACTCCAAAGAATCAAAATACAACCATAACACAGATACAAGGTCCAGTTGAAATTAGAAATAGGATTAACAATGGTGGTAACACGATTATTAACGCTACTCAAAATTAGTCTATTGTTAGTGTGCTTTAGTGCATACGCTGACTTATACTTTGAAACATATAGAAGCACTGGAGCACTACCAAACATGCCGTACTACGGTACAGGTACACTTACCTTTCCTACAGTATTAAGTTCTGGCACAGTTACTTCTATTAATCACAGTTGGGGTAGTGGAGTCGTTCTTAATTCTGGAAGAGCAGAACAAGTATTAGTAAAATACTGGGGGTTTATCTTTGTGCCTGGAACGGGCTCACAAACTTTAACATTTTATAATAGCAGTGATGATGGATTTTATATGAGGGTAAACAATCAAGTTGTCATTAATGATTGGCAAGAACAAGGAAATAGTTTTTATAATGGATCGGGTTCTATCACTCTTACTGGTGGACAATACTATACTCTAGAAGCTTGGTACTATGAAAATGGTGGAGGTGCTGTGGCTCAACTCTATTGGAACCAATCTGGAACTATAGCTATAGTCCCAACTACAAGTTATTTTCTCGTTGAACCCACGCCGCAGACTCCAACTTATAGTTCAGGTATCACCAATGCACAGCAAACCCGTAGGAACAATGAGACCGCTCAACGTAATGCACAATCAGGAAACGAGATACAGATAGAACAGATAGGAGATAATAATACTATCACTATCCGTCAAGGTGTAACTATATCAGGTAAGAATAGGATTGAGTTATACTCTAATGGTAACTATAATACACTTAACTTAAATCAAGGTTATACGACATCAGGAACAGTATCTATAGGAGATAGTAATAACCACTATCTTAACTTAAACTTGATAGGCAATAATAATACTATAACAAAACAACAGACTGGCACAAGTAACTTCAATGAATCTACCATTAATGGTAACACTAATAATGTGTCTAATATCCAACAGGGAACTGGTCCTAAGGTGTTATTTCAGAATGTATCAGGTAACAATAATACAGTGACTACTAATCAGAAGGATTCTGGTCAACATTACTTGGATCTTAAGTTGACTGGTAATGGACATACTGTAGGTGTAACGCAAGAAGGGACTGGTAATCATGCAGCAACGATTGACTTGACTAATTCAGGTGGTGCAGCAACACTTAATCTTAATCAGTTAGGATCTACAAATCAGGTATATAGTATCCAACAAAGCTGTGTTAATGCTGCAGGTTGTAGTACAACGATTAGCCAATGAGTGTCCACATCATGATTAAAACACCTGATGTTAGTAAAAGTTCTAAAGTATATAACATAGTTCTCTCCTTTCCTATTACTTATATTAATAACGCGTTGATTTCGTTAGGTTTTATTACAGAATTGTTACAAAAACGCAAATATATTTGCACATAAATAATTTTACTTTAATTAAATATAATATTATAATAATACTATGAAAAAAATACTATTAAGCCCATGGCTTGCGCTGCTTACATTATCAATATTGATAGGAATCAGAGTATCAGATCCATCATTTGTAGAATCTGTTAGACTGAGATACTTTGATACTTTAATCACAAGCAAACCCCAAACTGTTTCAAAACAAGTACATGTAGTAAACATCGATGATAAAGCTATAGAACGATTAGGACAGTTCCCATTTCCAAGGACACAATATGCAAATATTATCGAAGATCTCTATGCTCGTGGTGCTGGTCTTGTCGTCTTTAATCTTTTTATGCCTGATAATGACAGGTTTGGAAAAGATTCTGGATTGGCTGATACCCTCACTCGGCATCCTGTAGTATTACCACAAGTAGCCGCTCCAGAAAAACAAAAGCCTGGTGCATTTAGACCTGGAGTGTCAGAGATTGGTGGTAAAGCCTCTGACTTTGCAGTAAATTATCCTGGTATTCAAGCCAATATAGAATCTTTTAATAGCCGTGGTGCTGGAATAGGAGTTGTAAATGTATTACCTGAAATTGATGGTGTTGTTCGTCGTATCCCTATGGTCGTCGCAAGTGATGGCCAATTGTACCCAAGTATCAGTCTTGAAACAATGCGTGTTGCAGTCGGAGACCCAAGTTTCCAAGTCAAATCAAACGCAAACGGAATTGAAGCTGTCAGAATACCTAGCTTCGCCAAGGTCGTCACAGATCCAATGGGTAGAATATGGGTCGATTGGAGTTCCACGCCGATTGAACACAGTCTTGTGGGATTACCCAAGTCCTTCGATGGAGGTATTGTCATCGTTGGGTTATCGGCACGCGGACTTAACAATCCCGTTGCAACCCCACGAGGATCCGTCTATCCTCATTATGTACAAGCTTCAGTTTTAGAGACACTAACATCAGGTACAAGTATATCCCGTCCTGACTGGGCAGAAGGTGCCGAGATATTAGGATTATTATTACTTTCTATCATATTAATTTTATTAACAAGGTGGACATATGGTTTTATTCCTGCCATTGCTATTCTCGGTGGTGTTTATTTTGGGTCTAGGTATATTTTCCAAGGACATTCCCTTTTACTGGATGCTAGCTTTCCTATTGTTGGGCTTATTTTGGTTTACGTACATAGCTATACGGTTAAGTTCCTTAGCGAGTTAAGTCAAAAGCTACAGATCAAGAAACAGTTCGGATCTTATGTGAGTCCTATCATCGTTGAACGTTTACAAAAGAATCCAGATCTTATTAAACTTGGCGGCGAAGAGAAGATGTTGACTGCTGTCATGACTGACATGCGAAACTTTACTGGATTAGGTGAGAAGTATGGAGCAGACGTAGAAGGCTTTACCGCTATCATGAACCAATACATGACAGCGATAGCTCAACCAGTATTTAAGAATGATGGGTGTTTAATTAAGTTTATCGGTGATGCATCATTACATATCCATGGTGCACCATTAGACGACGACAAACACGCATATCATGCCGTTAAGACGACTCTTGAAATGATCGAAGCCGTCGAAGAGTTTAATAAGCATTTAGAATCTATCGGTAAACCTCCTGTT